CCCCAATCCAAGATTGGGGTCTGCAACATAACGAAGCATAGTGATTGTCAAATAATCATTACCATCATACTGGGAGGGATATTTTAATTCAGAACTGGAAGCGTATTGTGTTCGTGCTTTTACTCCAGTGCTTATTGCAGATTTCATTGTTTCAGAATCTTCAGGAGTAGTCTTAGAGCTACTCCCTCCAGGTCCTTTTGGAGAATTTCCTCCCCCACCAGGAGATGATCCTTTTTCTGGAGTTTTTGCTACACTTGAATTAAATATTCTATTATATTGATCTGATCCTAAATCACCAGTGGCAACACTTTGTAATTCATTGTTTAAGGTTTTTCCAAAGTTACCTTTATTTAAAGATTGCTGCAATGCACTTCTTTCATCTGGGTTAGAGAGGGCACCTGTCACTTGCCATCTACCATTTGGACTTTTTGTTGCAACTGGAGATCCTCTACCCCCGAAAGCATTAGTAGCATATAATGCTCGATTTCCAGTTTGATAATTAGCTTCTAAAACATAAGTTCTGTTAGTAGTAACATTTGGTGTAGCGCCACCTCTTCCAGCGCTGGATGCCTGAAAAGTTAAAGATTGATTAAACGAACCTATTTCTCTTGCTGGATTTTTAGGGTCTGGATTTGATCCTCGCGATCTTCCCATTTACTTTTTTTAAGTATTTATTCTGAACTTTTGATAGTTCAATGTTAATAAAGTATTTAGTTCTTCCTTTCGAACTTTATGCAAATTACCAACTAACTCTAACCAAGTGTAGTTGTGTGGGGATTTCCAGTGAAAGTTGTATCCTCTAAATCCCCAACGATAAATGTCTGACACTGCTACTAAAGGATGTTGATCGTATTCTATTTCGGGTGTCTTTGGCGAGTAGACAAACGTATATAGTTGCCCTACATCTGGTATGACATCTATTTCAGTTAGTAGTTCGATAATTGCTATCATTCTATCATCAGGGTCTCTGTATGACTTGATAATAGATTGATCTTTTTCGGATATTCTATTCATATCCCTAGTTCTTTTTCTGTAATGATTTTAAATTCCATCATGCGATCTTTGCAATATTCCTTTGCTGCTTCCCACTTTGCTTGATTTTTGGCATATTCTTTGACCTCAGCAATATACTTTTGAGTTTTTCTTTTCTGTATCTTTGGCTCAAGAACTTGTCGCATCGGTTTTACTTCAATTACATACTTTTTAATTGTTCCATTATTTTCTTTTACTTTGACGTAAAAGTCTGGAAAGTATCTATGAACACGATTATCGAGGGGAGAACGATATGGAATCCAAAATTCTTCATTTGCCCATTCTAAAATGTTTTCATTTGTATCACACCATTTCATAAATCTAAGTTCCCAAAGAGATCTATAAATGATGTTGGTTGGGTCACCTTTATATTTTCTGTAATTGCTTGGACGAAACTTTCCTTTGTAACTCATCTACATAGTATATAATCACTAAAAAATATTTATTTCCATGGCAGGAAATATTCCAGTAAGACATTATAAAACCTCAGAAATACTGAGTAGATTTACTAAACTTGCACAGACTTCTCAGTACTATGTTCACTTAGTAAATGAAACTGTTGCAGGTGGACAAACTAATGCAGGAGCTCCTCCTTTTAGTAAAATTTTAACTTCTTTTGGAGTAGATCCTGCCTTTGTTTCAAGTGATATTGGAATGTATTGCAATGAAGCTTCCTTACCAGGAAACTCTTTTGCAACGACAGAGATGACAACTGATTTTCCAGGTGTCTCACAAAAGTTTCCATATCGAAAGATTTACAATGATCTTCAATTAACTTTTTATGTTGATAGTTCGTATAAAGTTATTAGATTTTTTGAATCTTGGATGAGTTATATTGCAAGTCCTTATGGAAATGGATCTGCGATTCATGAAGAAAATGGTCAAAGGGGATCATTTAGATTTAATTACCCAAGTGCTTATAAGTGCAATTTTTATATTGCTAAATTCAATAAAGATGAGGGACTTTATGATAAAATTTCTTATAGGTTTATAAATGCTTTTCCAATTGATATTACATCTATGCCTGTTTCATATGATTCCTCAGACATTTTAAAATGCTCTGTATCTTTTTCATATGATAGATATGTATTTGATAGAGTTGGATCTGCTGTGCCTTCTACTACTTCTTCAGCTCCTCAACCAGAATTTGGCGTTGATACAACAGGGTTAGACATAAACACTCCTCTTACTCAACAGGGATCTGGAAGACAAGATCTTTATATTAATGCATTGCAAAATAGACAAATGATTAAGAAAGTTGGAACAGCAACACAAAAAAGATTACTTTCAGAAGCATTAAATCAGAACGTACCTGAACTTAGAAATATTGTAAATAATGATCTTTCCTATCGTGTTCCTGGACGAAATCCAGAAGGAGCAGGTAGAGGTCCAGGTCCAATTATTTTAACAACAAGAGATTTTCCGAAAGCAACATTTTAAGATACTGAATAAATAATCACACTGAATTGTATATTTCACAATGCCTTTACCGAAGATTGCCACACCAGTATACCATCTTGTATTACCCTCAACAAAACAAGAGGTACAATATAGACCATTTTTAGTTAAAGAGGAAAAAGTATTAGTTCTTGCTTTAGAAAGTCAGGATAATAAGCAAATTTCTACAGCAATTAAAAATGTCTTGAATAATTGTATCATTACAAAGGGAATTAAAATTGAAAGATTACCTACTTTTGATATTGAATACTTGTTCTTGAACATCAGAGGAAAATCTGTTGGAGAGGAAGTAGAAGTTAGTATTATTTGTCCTGATGATGAAGAGACGACAGTTCCAGTCAAAATTGTATTGGATGAAATTGAAGTCCAGGAAACAGAAGAACATAATAAGGACATTAAACTTGATGATAATCTTACGATGAGATTGAGATATCCATCATTAGAAGAATTTATTAAAAATAATTTTGATTTTACTGGTAATAATGCAAGTATAGAACAATCATTTGATTTAATTGCTTCCTGCATTGATGTTATTTTTAATCAAGATGAATCTTGGGCATCGGAGGATGTGACTAAAAAAGAATTAATTGAATTTTTAGAACAATTAAATTCAAATCAATTTAAACAAATTGAAAAGTTTTTTGAAACAATGCCAAAGTTGAGTCACAAAATTGAAGTGACAAATCCAAAAACAAAAGTTAAGAGTACCGTCGTTTTGGAGGGCTTAGCATCTTTTTTCGGGTGAGTATGAACCATATTGATTTGGAGTCATACTATAAAATAAACTTTGCCTTGATGCAGTACCATAAATATTCTTTGAGGGATATTGAAAATTGGATTCCTTGGGAAAGAGATGTTTATGTTAGTTTATTAAAACAACATTTAGAAGAAGAGAAACTCAAACAACAAAATGGCGGTTGAACAAGTAAGCACAGACATACTTAAAATACTGGGCCTTGAAGAGACCGATGAAATTGATATGCAATCCTATAAAGGATATTTGCGTGAAAAGTTAGTTGAGATTAGTGTGGGAAAGGGTGGTCTTTCCCGTGATGAAGAGATGGCAGTTCGTGAGGAGTTTCAAAGAGTTAAAGGAAAAACAAATTCAGTAAAAGTTAAAAAAACAACAATCAATCCTCGGGCAGTTTTTAGTGGAAAAACTGGAGGTGCGGGGTTAGTTAAGTATCGTGCTCCTGCAGCAGGTTCTTTATCACGTAGAGTTTTACCTAAAGAAAATTTTGTAGACGATAATGCAGAAATCTTAGGAAAAATTGATTCTCTTCTGAATGATATTTGGAAGAATTTATCAGAAGAAGAAGCACGGAAAAAGAAAAATGAGAGAGATAAAAAGGCACGTAAAGATAAGGAAGATAAAACAGCAAAAGAGTCTTCATTAGAAAAGACTTCCAAAGGAATTGTTAACGCACTTGAAAAAACCTTTAAGCCTGTCATCGGTATTTTTCAAAGAATTCGTGATGCTATAGGTCTTTTACTTTTGGGGTGGGTAGCAAATACTCTTATAGATTGGATATCAGACCCCAAAAATATTACAACTTTTAATGCAATTGTAGATTTTCTTTCTAGAAATGCAGGAAAGTTATTACTTTTATATGTTGCTCTTAATAATCCACTAGTTAAAGTCGTTAGGTGGTTGGGGAGAAATTTAATAAAGTTCCTTGTTAGAATGATTGCTGACCTTGCAAAAGGAAAAGGTCTTCTCTCTGGTCTTCGTAGAGGTAGAGGTGGTAGAGGACTTTTGGGTGCAGCTGCTAGAATTGTTAGAAATCCTTTTGTTGCAGTTCCACTCGCTGTTACAGGAGCTGCTGTTGCCGCAAATGAAGTCACTGGACAAAGACAGGCAGGAGAAACTCAAGCAGAAAATAAAGCACGAGCACAAGCAGGAAGGGGATTAGGTCTTCAGGGTGTTGGTGGTGTTGGTGATATGGGAGCAGCAAGTCCATATGGAATGTTACAAGGAGTTGGTGAGTATGATGATGGTGGGGTAGTTGAGGGTCCATCTGGAATTGATAGGGTCCCTGCCAATCTGACTGAAGGAGAGATCGTTTTCTCCAAACCAGCAGTTAAAACATTTGGTGAAGACTTCTTACTTTCTATGAATAAACTTGGAGGTGGAACAAACCGTCCAACATATTCTGGTGGAAGAATGTATGCTTCCGGTGGTGGACTTATTTTACATAGTTCGGGCGGTGGATTAACACCATTAAGTGCTCCAGTTAATTTTAATCAACTTAGAAAACACCATGGAACTGGTGATTCTGTGAGAAAATATGGAATTACTAAAGATTATATTATAGATGGACCAAAGTATCCAAATTACAATGTTCCAACTCCTGTGGATGCCATAGTAAAATATGCTGGCGTTGCAGGTGGATATGGAAATGCCGTAGAACTTGTCGATTCAAGTGGAAAAAATCTTGCTTTATTTGGACACTTTAGCAAACTTTTTGTAAAAAGTGGTGAAACAGTTAAAGCAGGAAAATTTTTAGGTATTCAAGGCAGCACTGGAGAATCAACAGGACCTCATGTTCATATTGAAGGGTCAAAGAGATTTCACGAAGTTTGGTCAAATTATGTTCTGGGTAAGAAAGATAGTATTTCTGCAGAATCATTATCAGGTGAAAGTTCTATACCTCCAGGAGAAGACACAACATCATCAACGGAATCAACGCAATCAACGGGATCAAAAGGAATTGTTTTTGCCTCGGAAGAAGAAAGGAGAATGACATCTGCTTATCTAAATTACATCACTCAACCCTTTAATGCTAGAGGTATTGATGTTCTTCCAACAATAGA